CGGCTCGGAGGGCGAGGCGCTGACCGGCGACGGCTTCATCTCCGCCGACCCCAATGACGGGGTCGTCCCGACCAACCCGAAGGACGCCTCGCTGCGTGCCTTCAAGGCGTTCGACGGCTGGCTGGCCCAGAAGACCGGCAAGTCCTCGCGGCGCCACACCGAGGCCACCATCAAGAAGGCCGCAGCCCAGTTCTCCCGCGAAGCCGGTATCAGCCCGCAGGCGCTCTTCCCCGCGCTGGGCATCGTGCTGCGGGAGGCCCGAAAGAACAACAAGCCCAACACCAAGGGAGCCACCAAGATGCGCAAGCGTTCCAACGAGTCGCTGGATGTCGCAGCACCGGACGGTCGTATCGACGTGGAGGCCCCGGTCGAGAATGTGACGAGCGCGGAAGCACAGGCCTCACAGTTCGACCTCCGCGACTTCGGCGACAACGCCGGGGACGACGTCGCCAAGCCCGATCTGAGCACCGATCAGAACTGGGCGCCCGGCGAGGCCAGCAAGAGCGCCGCTCGTGTCAAGACCGCCGGTGGCCTGCTGGCCATGCGGTGCGCCGAGGGCATGATCGCCGCCGGGCTGGAGCCGAACTCGAGGGAGCGGAAGTATGCGCTCGCGGCCGAGTTCGAGCGCATGAACCGCGGCCTGATCCAGGATCGGGTCGCACTCCTGGAGAGGTTCGCCGCCGTGCGTCAGGCGGACCTCCATAAGGTCGCCAGCGGAATGTCTCGCGGGGCCGCACGTTCGCCGATCCCGGCGGGACTGGGTGGTGGAACCCGCACCGCGGCAGCCCCGCAGCGACTGGCAGCGCACGACCCTCGCAACGATTCCTCGCTGTTCATCTGACCAGCGGGCACCCTAACACTCTGAAAGGAGGAAGCAGATGTTTCGTCCGCCGTTGTCGAACCCGGCACAGAAGCGCACCTTGCGCCCCCTGTACGCAAACCACCAGGCCACGCCCTGGGGTGGATTCCTCGACCCGAACCTGAACGTCAGCTTCGACATCTTGCCCGGAACCGTCATGCAGCGGCTCTACGGCGAGGTTTTCGCGCCCTACACCGGCGCAGCGGGCACCGTCCCGTTCGGCCTCTCGGCCCTTTTCGTTGCGCCCGCCCTGGGCGTCAACGAGGTCTCCAGCACCGGCACCGGTTTGTTCACGGTGTGGGTCGGTGGCGACCAGGCTGTCTTCGAGGTTCTGGCCCCCGCCTTCGACACCACGGCCACCTGGCCGACGGTGACCGGCCCGGGCCGCCGTATGCTGACCGCCAACAACAAGGGTCGCCTGACCCCTGTCGGCGCGACCAGCGAGAACAGCATCGCGGAACTGATCGACATCCCCTCACCGGACAAGATCGTCATCCGCCTCAACCGCGTCGACCTGTCGTCGGCCACGGCCCTGGCAGGGGGTAGCTGATCATGAGTCTCCCAGTAGCAGCGGGTAGCGGCCTGGGCCGCTTCTCCCGTTCGTCTGACGACTACGTCAGCGACATCGTGTCGGCCAAGCGCCGCCTGGGTGGTCGCAAGCTGTCGGCCCGCGAGAAGCAAGCCAAATTGGCCCACATCCTCGCGGACAAGGTCGGCGGCATCCAGCGGCTCGGCCAGTCGATGATCGGCCCGATCCAGCTCCAGCTGCGTTACCAGGGCATCCTGCGTAACGTCCTTCTGGAGGACACCCTCACCCCGGGTGTGCCGATCTTCTACGACGTCCTCGACGACCTCGGGCAGGCCTACTTCCTGCACGGCAACGAGGGTGAAATCAAGATCACCCCCTTCGAGGGCAAGCGCGTCGAGGTGCAGCTGTTCCGCATCGCCTCGTTCCCGCAGATCAAGAAGGAGGACCTGTACTACCTCCGCAGCAACATCGTGGAATACGTGCAGGACATGACCAAGCAGGCCATCATGCGGCAAGAGGACTCGCGCCTCGTCACGCTGCTTGAGGCGGCCGCGGTTTCGTACCGCGCGGTCGACACCTCCTCGGTGCCCGGTACCGGCGCACTGCCCAACGAGATCACCGTCGCGGGTAACTACCTGCAGCCGGATGACCTCTACACGGCGGTCACCTACACCGACCAGCGTCAGTTGGATTCCTCGCGGCTGCTCTGCAACCCGCAGGAGTACCGGGATTTTTACCGGTGGGACATTAACCAGACCGGCTGGGCCTTCAAGGACTCTGTCGTTGCTGGTGAGCGCATCGTCCAGTTCGGTGAGTTCCAGATCGGCAAGTCCATCATCATCCCGCGTGGCACCACGTACCTGACCCCGGACCCCGAGTTCCTCGGCGTCTTCCCGGTCATGTACAGCCTCGACGTGGAGGAGAACAACAACGTGGCTCAATTCCACAAGGGATGGGTCATGGATGAGCTCGTCGGAATGGCGGTCCTGAACCCCCGGGGCATTGTGATCCTCCGTAAGGCGTAGTCACAATCCGCAGCACATGGACTCGGGGCGGTCATCTGGAGCAATCCGGGTGCCGCCCCGAGTTTGCTGAAGGGGTAAGCACAGAGGGTCGGAAAGGTTAGCCAGGATGTCGTCGCAGTGGGTGGACGCCAATGGCGGCCAGTGGCGGTTCGTCACCTCCACGGCGTCCTGGCAGAAACTCGTCAACGGCACCTGGCAGTTCTCGGTCCTCCCCTCCGGCGGGCTTCAGCGGGTCATCGCCGGGACGGTCACCTCCACGGTCACGGCGCCGGCGTGGCCGGACACCGATCCCACCCTGGACGCCCCGAGGTGGGTCGACGAGCAGGGCGACCCCTGGCGGTACAACACCGCCGCCTCCGCCTGGCAGAAACTGCTCAATGGCGTCTGGGTCAACTCCCAGCAACCATCGGGTGGCCTGCGGAGGGTCACAGCGGCAAGCAACGACGTACCCCAAGTCGTGGTCGTCGAGTCGATGGGGCCGCAAGGCCAACCCGGTGCGAGGGGGGAACCCGGCCAGCCCGGCCTGACCTACCTCGCCATCTCCGAAGTCCTCCCGGCCCAGTACCAGAACGGCGTCAACGCCACCTTTCCGCTGTCCGACACCGCCGACCTCGACCAGGCCATCCAGGTGTTCCGTAACGGCCTGCTGGAAATCCCCGGCCAGGGGTACCTGGTGTCATCCACACATGTCACCTTCACCTCCCCGCCGCTCGACGATGACGTCATAGCGGTGGTCTACCAGAAAGCGCAGTGAGGACATGCCCCAAACACAGATCAACGGCGCGACCCAGATCAGGTCGGCCTCCATCACCTCCGACCGGCTCGCGCTCGGCACCATCGCCGACGACCGGCTGGCGGTCTCCTACGTCCGGGCCGATGGCGCCCGGGCGTTCACCGCCGCCCAGTCGATGGGCAGCAACAAGCTGACCAACGTCGCCGACCCGACCAACGCCCAGGACGCGGCCACCAAGGCCTACGTGGACGGCCTGATCCAGGGCTTCGACTGGAAGCAGTCGGTCAGGGCCGCGTCGACCGTCACCGGGACGCTGTCCACCGCCTACGCCAACGGCTCGGTGGTCGACGGGGTCACCCTGGCCACCGGTGACCGCATCCTGCTCAAGAACCAGACCACCGGCTCCGAGAACGGCATCTACACCGTCAACGCGACCGGTGCGCCGACCCGGGCCACCGACGCCGACATCACCGCCGACGTCAGCGCCGGTCTGACCGTGTTCGTCAGCCAGGGCACCGCCAACGGCAACTCGTCGTGGACGCTGACCACCGACGACCCGGTCACCCTGGGCACCACCGCGCTGGTCTTCTCGCAGGTCGCCGGCGGCTCGCTGTACACCGCCGGGGCGGGCCTGACCCTGACCGGCTCGACCTTCGACATCGTCGCCGCCGACACCTCGCTGACGGTCAACGCCGACAGCGTCCAGGTGCGGCTCTCCGACGCCTCGCTGGAGGTGTCCTCGGGTCTGCGGGTCAAGACCGGCACCGCCGGTCAGGTCTACATCGCCAACGCCAGCGGGGTGCTGACCCCGACCACGCTGTCCGGTGACGTCACCACGGTGTCGTCCGCCGGTGCGGTGACCCTGGTCTCCACGGTCATGAAGACCACCAACTTCGTCGTGCGGGAGACCCCGTCCGGCCTGGTGAACGGCTCCAACACCACCTACGTCCTGGCCAACACCCCCATCTCGGGCACCGAACAGGTCTACCTCAACGGCATCCAGCAGGAGCCGGGGGCGGGCAACGACTACACCATCGCCACCAGCACGATCACCTTCCTGAGCGCCCCGGCCTCCGGCGACAAGGTGCGGGTCAGCTACCTCAAGTGAAGTTAACGCCACGCCTTGACTTCAGTTAGTTCCCAAGTGAAGTTAACGCCACGCCTTAACTTCAGTTAATCCCACAGTGAGGAACCCAGCATGGCCCGGACAGAGGTAACCGGCTCCCAGATCAAGGATCAGTCGGTCAGCCTGACCCTGGACG